TAACATATCTTAGACCTATCTCAATAAAACCCGTCACAACTAGGTGCAGGCCTAACTCGTTGTTAGCTGAACATCCGACAAAGCCATAAAACAACTGACCTATTAAGGCAATTCTGAGTATCTGTTTTTACTGGCAGAATGTATCTCTTCCAACCTTTCCAACCGCAATAGCTTACTTTCATTCTGATGCGTAGTTTAATCCATGTTTTTGCACCACCAGAACGATTATGCAAAATCTGAAAATGAAAAGACTTAGTGTACTGAAAGTACCATTCGCCAAGTCTTTTACTCCAAAAACATTCTTCCATAAAAACTCCTTTGCCGAAGGTCTGCGCCTATCGGTTACATCTAGGCATTGCGCTCATTGATACCAATCCCCAGCGCCTCGTCTGACAGCAGCTCAATACGCTCTGTTCGCCCCGAGTTAAGTGTGACCGTGAGCACTGTCAGGTGGCCCTTGTAGGACTCGCTAGCAAGCTTCTTGGTTTCGACGCTGACGTTTTTAACGTCGTGAATGGTGATGGTGGTCATCTGGGCTCCTTTGGATTTGACAGATGTTTCAAGATGGCTTCGACGCCAGCGTTGATTCTGCGTTTTTCGGCGTATGGCGTATGCATCATAGAACACCGTAACTAGATCAGATAGGATTGGCACCTCCAGAGCAATCAACCCCTCGCTCTCCAGCTTCTTCGCCAGTGCGTGCACCTCTACAGGCTTGAGAGATGGCGCCCCCTCGGCGATGGCGGTTCTTAGGTGGTCAATGGTCACGATGGCCTCCATGCTTCAGCTTTGACGATGGCTTCCTTGAACCTATCCTCTCCATACTGGTCAAGGATAGCAATAGCCAGCTTGGTGGCCAGCTCCACAGTAGGCGCCCCACTTCTCGGAACAGCGAAGCCGGTAGCGATATGAGACACGTTAAAGCCCCACCCACTACTGCAATCATGAACGCAGAACTTGGCGCCGAAGTGTTCGAACTCGGCATAATAGGGCGAATGCACAAGGCCACAGTGGTCGGCCTTCTCGAACGTACCAATGGGGTCAGGTTTTTCATCGTTCATCTCACTTCCTCCCTTTCAGCACGATCAGATTAGCCAGTGTTCCTGGTACCATCTTCTCTAAGCGCTCGGTGGATATCCCCTTGCAGGCATTGACGCAGGCGACGATGCGGCGGGCGTCTTCGTCCGGGCCGCCTCCGTGAATCTGCGTGTGCCTCTGGCCGACCCAAAGGTCTTCGTTCGCGTCGTTCTGGCCGATGTGAGCCACTGGCTGAAAATCTGACTGTAGCCGTATATCAAAGATGTCCCACGGCTCCGGTGTGTGCTTACTCATCCTCTCCCCTCCTCGAAACTCTCTCTTAGCTCGGCGTACTCTTCCCTCATATTCGGCTCCGGCGCCACTCCGGTAACCACGCGTATGATCCGCTGTAGTAGCGCGTTTGCTTCTACGGGGCGATTGCCGATATTGCATCGATCATTCTCTTCTAAGTTGCGGACGGGAACCAGGTTCAGAGCGTGGTTGAGAACCTTCTCGCCATACTTATCGAGCCGGTTCCTAGTCTTGGCTACGCGGTGTGCTAGTTGCGGCGTGCCAGAACGAAGCGGCTCACCAGAGACGACGCTTCTCCAGTCGGCGGCAGCAAAGAGGAACTCGCGCTTGTCGTTGGCGTCAGCCTTGTCGCGGTCACGCATCAACACCAGCCCCAATGACGCCGACAGTTGCTATAGCTGGGATAAGAACCCACCAGCCCCACCCCCAGAACAGGCCGGCTACGGATAGCCCACATAGAATGCATGCAGCAATCGCAGTGCCAACAGCGTCGCTATTCCCTGAAACGTATTCTGTGCGAACTTCCACGACCTTCTCGGGTTGAGCCGCTACAAGGCGCTCGTACTCTTCCATGGGAAGTATCACTTGCTTTTTGTTCTCGTCCATCATTCCTCCAAAGTCACGGTAGATCGGTTAAAATGGTACATCAGACACGGGCCAGACTTCATGGATATATTCTTCTTTCGTGGGGGCCTCAGACGGATTCTTGTCAAACTTGGTCATGAACTCCACAGTCTCGCCCACAATCTTAACCTTAGACTGCTTGCGCCCATCTTTATCCGTCCATCGATCTTGCTTGAGTCGCCCCATCACGCGAACACCTCGACCCTTCTCAAGCATCTCGAGACATCGCTCGGCTGTTTTGTTCCATGTCTCGACATCGAAGAAACTAACCTCTTCTTTCTTCTCGCCGTCTTTCTTGTAGTACCGATTAGAGGCCACGGTGAACGTGCATAGGATGCCGCCGCCAACCTCGCGTTTCTCGGGATTGGCGACGAGATTGCCTTCGATTAAGACATTATTGAGACTGTTCATCATTCCTCCGTTAATACGACGCCCTTCTCGGCTGCGTCTTGTTCTGCTACGTCGATCAAGATCGATTCCTGTTCTACGCTCGCCCTAGACTCGCTCTGGGCAATCGACATCTCTACAAGCACGCCCTCGGGTGTCTTATAGTGCACTACATCGAAAGGCCAGCCGCGAGCGATAGCCTTCTGTTTCAGCTCCATTTTCAGGCGCTCGAAATCGTCCTGCGTCTGCACACAAATCTGTGCCACAATCGCGTGAAACTTCGCTGACTGGCTTCCACGCCCTGTACTCCGTGGCCGAAACGGGGCCTGAAACGTCACTTGCAAGTAGGGCGCTTTCTGCTTGGATAGCATGTTGCGCACTTGCAACTTCTGGGCTTCGGTCAGCATGAGACGGTCACCGACAATCTCGACGGCGGGGAACTTAACCATACGCTCTCCAGGATGCGTCAAACGCCTTCCACGCCTCAGGCCACTGCCTCAGGTGGCCAACCATATCGCGGACCAGTTGAGCGGCTGGCGGGCACTCCTGGCGTAGATAGCGTTCCTCGTAGACGCGCCGTCCGTCGCTGATGAGATAGCGGAACACGGGAACGGTCTCAAGGCACTCCAGGTAGATCGGGTGCTGCGCGGTGTCCTTGAACTTCGGAAACTCGTAGGAGACGGTGAACTTCACGTCGGACGCGATGGGCCCGGCCAGATGGTCCACCTTCCCGTACAGCAGATAGGCTTGCCCGTCAACCTCGATTTCCTTGCTCACCTTGAGCTGACGCACGCCGCCCGGAACCTCTGCCGCGGCTTCCTCGACACACGCCCAGTAGTCGTCCACCAGTTCCGGTCGGTACCCATCCACCCATGCGAACACGTCGGCCTCGAACTTGTTCCCTGCCTCCATGGCTGGAGTAGACTCGAACTTTACCTTGCGAATGGTAGCGAGAATCGAAGCGTCATCCAGTTCCTCCGAGTTCATGTAGTAGAGCCATGAGTTGATGAGTGTCGGCGTGATGAGGTACCTCATGCTTTCTTCGTGAACCTCTTGGCGACCATATCGAAGGACAGCTCCAGCTCGTCCGCCCTGGCCTTGAGCTTCGCCCATGCTTCGTCCTTGGATGCGAACACATGCGATAGACCACCAAGCGATTGCAGGGCTTTGGTAGCGGTCTCCGCGTCGTCCACATTGGCCACGATCTCAGACACGGTAGCCATCAGAGCTTGGTACTTTCCAAGCTCATCCGAGGTTGACGCCTCAGCGCTGTCCAGCTTGGCGAAGAGTTCCGTCAAGAAGTTGTTCGGGCGACCCTTGACAAGCTCCGGCACCTCATAGACCTCGTTCACGTTGCGGTTGCCCTTGGCAAGATATCGCTCGTCCATAGCGAAGAAAGACACGGTACGCTTGTTCGCTCGGGCCTCCATGAATCCGCCCAGGTCTACGGGCTTCCAAACCTCGTTCTTAGTCGATCCCGGCACGTCAGGACGCCACTTAGCCGTATCGCCATCCTTGTCCTCGCGGGCATGGAAGGTGATGACGAGGTGCTTGCTCAGCACACGGGCCACGTACTCGGTCAGGCGCTTGAACTCGGCAGCGACCTCCCCAAATCCCTGGAGCGACAAAGCGCCGTTGGACTTCCCGGCCTTTGGGTTGCGCTTGATGATCCAGTCGGACATAAAGTCAAACAGAGCACCCCCCGTGTCGAGTACGATAGTCTCGAAAACAGCCAGGTCAGGATTCTCCGGCTTCAAGTCGTCAAGGATTTCTTGATAACTCGTAGGCTGAATGTACGGGGTGCGGTGTGTGGGATCCACGCGGTCAAGGCCCCTGTCGGTGTCGACCCAAAGAGGTTTTGGGGCGCTCAGGGCGAGCGTAGACTTGCCTAGGCCAGGGATGCCGTACACCAGGACGCGGTATCGTTTCGAGGGCATAGCCTCGGTAGGTTTGCGGATCATCGGTCACTCTCCTTGATCTTAGCTATGGACAGGGATAGGCGAGGGAGTTCGGGGGCGTCGAAGAGGTCAGCCAACTCGCACAGTCCCACATTTAGGGCATACGAAAAGCTCGGTTTGTGGTTTCACGTGGAGTCGGTAGTAACCAACTGTCGACACCTCTTCAATCCTAGCCGTCGTGCCAATGGACCTGAACGCGGTCGTATAGTTGAACTTCTCGCCATCATAAAAAGGGTCGTCGCTTTCATGCCCGCATACGCACCTCACTCTCTCCCCTCCCCGCTCTTAGCGGCATCGACTACCATACCGTCCATGAGGGCAAGACCCTCCTCGAACAGCACCTGTTCGAGGCTCGGCGGTTCCTTGACCACGTGCTGAGGCGTGTGGACCAAAATGCGGTCTTCCAGGTGTGCGGTGTAGGTCATTTCGATTCCTCCTGTTCTTTGCCTTTGCGCACCCATCGGCGCAAGATGTCGGCTACCTTGAGACCTTCCATAGCAGCCCGTTCCTTGGCAGCCTGAAGGATGCCAGGATCAAGGCGGATGTCGGTTTTGTCTTTTCTCATACCATCACAGTAGCTCACCGTAGCACACAAGTCAACCAAAACATGTAGCACTTTGGGTAGGGAGCAAAGTCCAGAATGTTTCCCAGGATGCCGCTTGACGTGTGAGCCTGTGTGAGCTATCATGGCCGTATGACATTGATTAAATTAGCCAGTGGCGGTCATGCAATCGTCGATGATGAAGATGTAGAACGAGTCTCTAAGCACAGATGGCATCTTACTGGAGGATATTGCGCCACGGTCATGAAGACGGACGGCAAATGGAAGCGGATGCTGATGCATCACTTCATCATTGGCAAACCCCCCAGAAGGATGGTGACAGACCACGCCAATGGTAACAAGTTAGACAATAGAAGAAGCAATCTTAGATTCGCTACCCATTCCCAGAATGCCCATAATACTTATCGACATAAATCAAATACGTCTGGGTTCAAGGGGGTATGGTGGTCGAGTGACGCGAAATGCTGGATGGCAAATATCAATGTCAGGGGTATCGGCATACATCTGGGCAAGTTCAATACTGCATATGAGGCGCATCTAGCTTATAGAACCAAGGCGAAGGAATTGCTAGGTGAGTTTGCAAATGACGGATTTGGACCGATAGCCTGACCACCCACCCGGTCTAACCACCGTGGCACTACATGCCTAGATTGATGATAGCCTATGTAGGCGGAAAGAGCCAAAGGAGATTGAAATAGCAACTGGAAGTGAGGGAAGAATGAAGTTCGAATGGAAGCGCAGTAATGGACGCCGATGGGCTGACGAGTGTGACCTGGTGGCCGGTAAGATTAGGCTGGCCTCGATCATCAAGAACATTGGCGCCAAGGGTGGGCCTGAAACTTTTCGTCTTGTGTTCTCTTTGCCGCAGATTTCAGGAAGCGATGTCTTAGAAAGATTCGATCCATCAAAGATTGACGAGATCAAGAAGCATGCCGAGCATGTATGCAAAAAGTGGTTTGCTGCGGCCGGCTTTGTGCTGGAAGTGAGGAAGGAATGAGAGAGATCAAGTTCAGAGTTTTTGACGAGGGGCGTTTCTGGTACTTCCACATTGGGCAGGTTTGGGACGACGAGACTAAGAGGAAGTATTTCCAGTTCTGTCTCGATGGCAAGAAGTTTGAGCAGTTCATGGGCCTTAAGGACAAGAACGGCGTCGAGATTTTCGAGAGGGATATCGTCAGAAGCGTGAGCATTGACGAGTATGCTGACACTAGGACCGAGAGGGTTGTCGTGGAAGAGATCAAGGACCTTATCATTTACATTAACACACTGACTTGGATTCCGAAGCACGGCGAAGTCATCGGCAACATCCACGAGAACAAGGAGCTTCTGAAATGAGCTGCAACGAAACCGCTTATTACCTACGATCCGACGAAGACGCCGTTGACTATCTGCGTGACAAGCCGATGGGTAGGTGTACGTGGTGTGGAGCTCGCGTCCTAGACCTCAGTGCACAATCCGGCATGTACCCCAGCGGCCACGAGGCTTCAAGACTGTATGGGAGTCGTTCGTGCCGATGGGACATGACAGACACGGAGCTCGGCAACCGCGCGCGCTACCAAGAGGAGCGCGAGGCGCAGGCCTTAGTCAATGAGCAAGTGAACCGAGAGGTATCCCGTGGCAAAGAACCGCCGTGCTGACAACACCAGAAACGAGCGTCAGCGTCGATGGTACTGGCGCAACCGCGAGTTAAAGAACCAGCTTAACCGTGATCGTTACCACGGGTTCAAGGCCGCTGGGCTATGCCCCTGTTGTGGTCATCAGCCCGACGTCGACCGTATACTGTGCCGACCTTGCCAGGATAAGCGTAAGGGGATCGCCAGCAGGATGGAAAGTTCCCGTTGACTGTGCGGGGTTGGTGTGCTAGACTGTATTTGTCCGTGTTTCGCGAGCGGCAACTCGCGTGACACTTGCCTCGGTAGGGGGTAGGATTCAAGAGCCGTTTACGACACCAGGGGGTGCTTACCGCTAGCCCCCGTTCCTTGCCGGGGGTGTCGTAAACGGCTTTTTCATTTGGAGCATAGAGGAATGGACCGAGACTTTAAGGGGGTATTTTTCCCCAAAGACATCTGGCTTAATAATGGGTTGTCCCTTATTGAAAAGGCGTTGCTTATCGAAATCGACAGCCTAGACATAGGGGAGGACCACTGCTTTGCCTCCAATGGGTACTTAGCAGCGTTTGCCGATTGTTCGGTGGATACGGTATCAAGGTCAATTAAAAAACTTGCCAGTTTGGGGTATATCCTAGTTGAGCCAAGTAAGACGCCCTGGGGTGTTCAGCGCCGTATAACCAGCCTCCTACCCCTCCGCAAAATGCATACCCCCCCTCCGCAAAATGCGGATACCCCCCCTCCGCAAAATGCGGAACATAGTATTACTCCTGTCTTACGACTTGAAAAGAACAATAGAAAACGCCAACAGCAAGAGAGGCATAAACATGGAGAGTACCAACACGTGCTTCTCTCTACCTCTGAACTCGAAAAGCTCAAGTCAAAGTTTCCTCTGGACTGGTCACAACGAATCGAAGCCCTTGACCGAGGTATTGAACTAAAGGGATACAAGTACAAAAACTTCTACTTAGCGATCCTGGAATGGGACCGCCGAGACAAGCAAAAGAACGGCGCAGCGTCAGGCGACGATTCGTGGCGGTTCCGCGATCCGCGAGCCGAGCGCTTGAAAGAGGCTGCGAATGCCCGCTAAACCCGAACACCGCGACGCTAACGAATGGGCATTCCTTGGCTGCGTGATTCTTGATAGCGACATCCTTGTTTCGTCGTACCTGACAGAAACGATGTTCACGACGCATCGCGGGGTATTTAGGACGCTTTCAGACATCGCGGCCAAAACTAAGATTGATCATACCGACGTTGCTAGACTTATGGGGTTGGGGTTGGATGGCGTAACTATTTCCAAGTTGACCGAGGCCGTACCGAGCGCTGCCAACTGGGAATACTACCAGAAGACAATTTTCGAGGCGTGGGCAGAAGACACAGTAAAGGCTGCGTACAGGCTCGCGCTTTCCGAGGGATTCCCAGGATGTATCGACACCGTAGAACGGGCTGTGACCGCTGTAGCTCTTCGCCAAACTAATTCTAAGACAAAGCATGTACGCGAGATTATCCATCCCGCCTTAGAGCGAGTTATGGAGCGAATTAGAACACGCGGCAAGATTCCTGGTGTATCATGGGGCTTTGAAACCATCGACCAATGCACGCTCGGCGCTCAACCTGGGCAATTCGTTGTTGTGGGTGCTAGGCCGTCTCAAGGTAAAAGCGCCATCATGGCACAGATGGCCAGGTCTATGGCTAAGGATGGCCAGACAGTCGGCGTTGTCACCATCGAATCATCGGAAACCGAGCTTGTGATCCGCATGTTGGGCGCTGATGCTCGGATTGACGGGCGAGACTTGCAGACCGGCATGATCGGGCAGGCTCACCTAGCCGGGCTCAAGTTGTCCGCTGAGCGGCTGATATCTTCTGGCATCTTGATCCACGATCAGCCATCAATTCGCATCGCGCAGCTTCAGGCTGTTATCCGCAAGATGGCTAGGGACGGCGCTAAGGTTGTCTTTCTCGACTACTTGCAGCTAGTGCGCGTTCCTGGAAAGGATAGGCGCATGGATGAGGTTGGCGAGGCTTCAACGTCACTGAAGGCTATAGCTCGAGAGCTTGGCGTGTGTGTTGTGGCTATGGCGCAACTAGGCCGAGACTCTGACGACAGGCGGCCAAACATGGGCGACCTTCAACACTCATCTCAAATCGAGCAAGACGCCGACCAGATTTGGCTTTTGTGGCACAAGCAGGACGGCGAGGGCAATTTCACCGAGAGCCGCGTCATCCTAGCTAAGGTTAGGGACGGCCATGTTCGAGATGTTCCTGTCAAGTTTGATAGGCCGACACTAACATTTTTCGAGGTTGAGCCGTGAGAGAGCGGAGAGAACCATACAGCGATTGAAAGACCAAGGAGGTCAAAATATGAACTGGTATACGATTCAGGGTGTGCCGATGTACATCACGAGCCGAGCAGCAACGATGATGACTGAGGCCGGTGTTAAGCCTGAGGCAATGAAGAGCCGGACGGCGCTATTTGTGCCTAAGGCCCCGACATTCACCGATGAGCAGATTTCAGCGTGGTTGTGGTTGTCTAAGGCCAAGGCTGAAAAGACGAGAAGCAAGAAAGTTAAGCCAGAGATTCGCGAACTCGTTGAGATGGTATGAACCCAGGAAGCAACGAAGCCATCGACGCCGGGTGTCTTTGCCCAACCTACGACAACGCACACGGTCAAGGTAGTGGATACCGTGGAGAATCCGGCGAGCCGCTGTTTTGGATCGAGGAAGGGTGCCCACTGCACGGAACAAAGAGGGAGGTCTTAGATGACAAAAGATGAGTATTACGGGAACATCATCCTGATTGGCAATGATGCCGTCACGCAAAGCAAGTTCGAGCACGCTACGTTCCCATACAAGATCGCGAGCGTCGAGCTGTTGTGGGACAAGATTAACGCAAGGCAACAAGCGCCATTCGTGCCGGACTGGAGTTTGAAGCCGGAGTGGGCTGTTGGTTTCTGCGGCGCATGGACTGAATCTGGATGGGGTAGACCCTATGTGCGTGGCGAGTTCTATTTTCCCGCCCCCAAGCCCACAGACGCTGAACTTTCCGCCATGTTCGACAAGCTCGACAAAGACAAACGTGTGCAGATCCTGAGAGACGCGGGGGTGGTGGTGTGAGTTGGAAACAAGTTTCGGTGGATGAACACCAGGATGCCGAGAGAGACTTGAAATACATCGGCATTTGTTGGTATTGCGGACTACCCAGTGGAGTGACATGGCGAGCAGCTAAGAGCGCGGGGCCTCCGCTCCAATATGGGGACATAAACTCAGGCGATCACGAGGACGGAAGACAATGTATCCGCGCACTAAGAGATGCTGGGGCCATAGTTCTACCAATAGCGGAGCAACCGAAATGACCCAAGAACACAGAGACCTATTCCTAGCCATGGATGGATGGCAGGAGACAGAGCGCGGGTATATTCGCGTGAACGAGTACTTTGATGTTCACGACACGATGCCTGTCCCCAGAGTGATGCGGTTCTATGTCAGAGCCAACATGCACCAAACGCACCGCAAGTTCCGCCGCTTCCCCTTCGGACGCAAGCCTAAGCACGACCCGCTGGTGGGATGGTTTGCTACCGACGCAAAGATTCGTCGCGGCACTAGGACGGCTACGCTCAAGAGCGGTAGAGAGATCGAGGTCGACAACTGGGACGACTCGGACCCGAGGGGAACGCCACGGCCCGAGCTGCGTGAGATTGCATACAGGTGGCTGTATACTGCTCGAAACAAGCGCCAGGGCTGGGACAAGTACGGGGAGGTGATGGGATGAGCTACCAGTGGAAGGTTGGAGAGTTGGCGGTGTGTATCGATGCCTCAAAATCTGATGGTGTACTACATGAGGGGTGGCTCTATCCTATCTCAGAAGTTGCCGAAACTTATAAGAACTGCAATCCAGGAATACAGAACTCTGGTACAGGATTACTATTCGAGACGGGGCCACGGCCCACTCGGGCGGACTACTGGTCGTCTCGTCGCTTCCACCCCCTACACGGCACCGACATCCGCAAGCTAGAAGAGAAGTACCCGGAGTACGTCATCAAGACAAACGAGGTGGAAGGATGAGTATTACGAGTGGGTTTGAGGAATCTAAGAACGCCCTGACGAGGACATACCCAGACTTTCGCGTAGACGCCCTACTCGCGCACACACGAGCGCTAGAGGCGATGCTGAAAAAGCATGAGTGGACCAAACCATATGCCCCGACGTGCTCAGAGTGCGGTATGTATGAATCACAAGGGCATGCCCCCAATTGCCAACTCGCCAAGCTTCTGGAGGGTGTATGAGCCGATTCGATGCTTTCTGGGAGTTCAAGAACTCCCTCAATGGCCTAACTCGGGAGCAGGCTGAAATCGAGGCTGCTAAGTATGACCGCCATGAGTACCATGTTTTCGTGGAGGAGATAACCTTTGATACCGGCGAATACGGGTACACCGACGACCTAGGCTATATTCATAACAGAGAGATGAGAACGGGAGTCTTTAAAGTTGTCACTCGAAAGCGCGACCATGAGAATGAGAGGAAGGCAACGGAAGCCGGTAGAGCTATCAGTGAAATGATGACAGCCTACTACTCAACGCACGATCATAGCGACTTATTCAGGAGGGAGTCATGAAGCTACTAACAGCCTTTATTCTCATCTACACCTTTGTCGTCACCTCATACCTCTCTGTAGGGGGTGGTCTGTGAAACGGGCAAACATCGAATACACGGTAATCTGTGAAGATGCAAACTATCCTTTCATGACCCAGATGCGCCACATGATCGAAGATGGATGGGAACCCCTAGGAAGTGTTCAGATTGTGCGCGAGTTAGACCCGAGTTTCGGTACGCGGTACTATCAGGCCATGATCCGACGCACTAGAAAATCTTGGTGGAGGTTCTGGGAATGATCGATCCCGATAACTTTAGACGAGACCGAGAGTGGCCATGCTGCCAACCAGACTGCAAACTAACGTTCCCAACATCTGAGCAAATGCAGCTCCACTTTAAGCTAGACCACACAGAAGAAGAGAAAGATGCCGCATGGGCCAAGGTGCCTGCGTTCTTTGAATCAAGGCGGCAGGTATTTGGTTTAGTTGCGGTCATGGATCATGGTAGGTTGGCATCGCTGCAAGCAGAGGGCGCCGGGCTCATCAGTCGAGCGCCCGTGGGGGAGAAATGAAGAGGTGCTCGACATGCAAAGGGACTGGCAAGGTGAAATGGGACTTTAGACAGGGGGCTACGGATCGTGATGTGCGCGAAGTCCGATGCCCAAATCCAGATTGTTTCGAAGGGATGATCGTGGTAGATACCGAAAGACGCATATCTAACTTACTGACATCAATAAACTGCCCTGACGCCAGTGGCGTACTGCGCAATATCATGACCGTCATCGAAGCCGACCGCGAGGCCGTCCATGCCGAGACACGTGAGGAGCTGCTGAAGACGCATTTCGCCATGGGCGAGGACGTTCAATACCAGTTCCTAGGCGGCGGCGGGTGGTCTGACGGAAAGATTGGAGTCCAGTCCGCTGGACGCATCTACGCAGATGTCAACGTCCGACGCCGACCGAAGATGCGGCGCATGACCCATGGAGAGCTTGCATCCAGAGTAAGTGAAGTCTACAGCATCGGCAAGGAAGAGGCTAAGAGTTTGAACGGTGATACACTGGCCGACCTGCTTCGCAACCGAGGGTTCCCGGTACAGGTGGAAGAATGAAAGACACAGACGACCAAGGAAACCCAGTAAGGGGAGATAACGAATCCTGGTACCACTACCACCTAAGGTGGGCTTTCAAGTGGGCGAGTGAGGCTGGCGAGCGGCGAAGGATCGGAGCCAAGTCGATGGTTGCGGATGCTGACACGCGGATGGCGAATGTTAGGAACGGGTCGGTATCTAGTGATGTGGGGGCGATGTAGTGGAACACAAGAAAGAGCTTAAAGTTAGGATGCGAGATGTATATTGACTACGCCAGTACTACAAAGTAATATTGTTGGCATGGGACTACGCGGACCAAAGAAAGGCGAAGGCGGACGACCCCCGATTCCGTTTGACAAAGAACAGTTTGAACGGATGGCCGCAATCTCATGCACCAAACTTGAGATAGCTTCAATCTTCAATATGTCCGAAGACACACTGGAAGGCAAAGTAGCCGAAGCATACGACGGTGAAACTTTTTCGGCGGTCTATAAAAAGCATCAAGGAACAGGCAAGCAATCACTACGTAGGATGCAACTCCAAGCAGCCGAGAAGGGCAACGTGGCTATGCTCATATGGCTTGGCAAGCAGTGGCTTGGGCAGTCTGACAAACAGGAACTAACTGGAAAAGATGGCGAGCCCATCGCGTTCACCGAGATCAAGCGAGTTATACTTGACCCTAGAACTCCAAACGCCTAGGTGGGCATTGCCGTTACTCCAGCCATCGCGCTACAAAGGTGCGCATGGCGGGCGGTCATCCGGCAAGTCGCATTTCTTCGCTGAACGCCTGATAGAAGAACACATAGCCAATCCAAACCAGTCGAGCGTCTGTGTCCGCGAAGTTCAGAGAACGCTCACCCATTCCGTGAAACGTCTATTGGAGAGCAAGATTGCTTCGATGGGAGCCTCAGCATATTTCGAGGTGCTTGATGACAAGATCCGCAGCCGTCGCGGTGATGGCCTTATCATCTTCCAGGGTATGCAGAACCACAATGCCGATTCCATCAAGTCACTTGAGGGGTTTGACCGCGCTTGGGTCGAAGAGGCGCAACGCCTTAGCCAGACAAGCTTAGACTTGCTTCGACCTACCATCCGCAAGCCGGGATCGGAACTATGGTTCACATGGAATCCTAATCAGGATACTGACCCTGTTGACGTCTTGCTACGTGGTCCAAAGTTGCCGCCACGCGCCATCGTAGTCGAAGCAAACTACACAGACAATCCATGGTTTCCTCCCGAGTCTCAAGAGGAAATGGAATACGACCGAAGCTCCGATCCTGAGAAATACCAGCACATCTGGATGGGGAAGTATCTGTCGCACTCTGAGGCTCGTGTGTTCCGCAACTGGCGCATTGAAGAGTTCGACACACCACCTGACGCCATCCACCGGCTGGGCGCTGACTGGGGGTTCAACGACCCTACGGTTATGGTGCGGTGCCACATTGTTGGCCGAAAGCTGTTCGTGGATTATGAAGCCTATCGCGTCAACTGTGAGATCCTGGATATTCCCGATCTATTCATGACGATTCCCGAGGCCGAGAAGTGGCCTAGCGTGGCTGACTCAAACCGTCCTGACACCATCAGCCATGTTCAGAAGCATGGATTCCCAAAGATGACAGCAGCCATCAAAGGTTCGGGATCGGTCGAGGACGGTGTTGAGTGGCTCAAGAGCTACGAGATCATTGTGCATCCGCGTTGCCATCACGTCATCGATGAACTGACGGCCTACAGCTACAAGGTCGATCCTCTGACACAGAAGGTCTTGCCTGTACTTGAGGACAAGAAGAACCACGTCATAGACTCGCTACGGTATGCCTGCGAGGGAGTGCGCCGTATCCAGGTTACTAGAGTCGTCCACGCAGCACCGCCTCAGCCCATGGCGAACTTCTGGAACAGATGACCCATCACTTGACAAAATGACACACAAGGGTTGAATATACACACATGAGCATTTATGACACGGGGTGTATCTGAATGACTCCAATCCACGAGAAAGGCTGGAAGGGCGAGCGCGACAGGGTCAAGTTGATGGGCATGTACCGAGAGCTTGCTAGGTGCTTCCTGTTTAAGCCGCTCGAAGATTGGCAACTAGCTAGGATGACGAATCACCAGCTCGACAGGCTTTGCCGTGACACGTGGGATAGGCAGCCTACCAAGGAGCACAGATGGTACGCCGAGTCACATGGTATCAGGCCCAGGTCAGGCGAGTTTAAATGGCGATGGTTCTGGCGCGATCTTTTTCACCCGCCCAAGAAGCCGACATTCGCCAAGGCTTCGAAGCAGTCAATCCCGTTCGTGAGTGCGGCTGATTAATGGCTGCGAATATTCGCTACGTCGGCACATACCGAATCAAGCAGTCGGCAGATAACCCCAACAGATTCTGGATTATCGACGATGTTGCCAATACTCCCGTCGAGACTGGCAAGGATAGGAAAGGCAACCCCGTTATGTTTCTAGAGGCTGCTGATTTTGACGAGGCTGAGAAATGGGTGCTGCATAATCTGCACGCTCAACCCTCGGCCACGGTATCGCCAGACGTCGGCATAGTAGTCAACGCAGGCACACCGAAGAGCGAGTCTGTATCGCCGCCTATTGCCAAGATCGATGACAACGTCGTGAAGGTGGATTTCGAGGCCCAACTACCGCATATAGTTTCAGAGACGATGTGTGTCAAATGCCTGACGCGATTCATTGATGTTAGGCCTGTGGGCGTTTTACTGAAAGACCTTGAATGCCCGAAATGTGGACCGGGCTTCATGATTGACACCGGGGAAGGTTTGGGATGAGCGACACCTACATGGACCAAGACGAAGAAGAGGTCGAAGACCCCAACGACGAAAGACTCAGGAAGGTTCACGCCGAGGCTATTAAGCGCTTCGACGCTATCCAGTCCGCTGTTTATGACGAGAGGATGCTTTGTCTGTCTGATCGTCGCTTTGTTTCTATTGCCGGTGCCCAATGGGAGGGCGCGCTCCAACAGCAGTTTGAGAACAAGCCAAGGATGGAGGTCAATAAGACTCTTCTTGGTGTCATGCGGATCATCAACGAGAAGCGAAACAACCCTGTAACCGTCGAGTATCTCCCGAAAGACGACGATGATGCCGATAGAGCTGATTTCATCAACGGCCTATTCCGGGCTGACGAACAAGATTCCAACGCAGAAGAAGCCTACAACAACGCATTCGAAGAGGCTGTCACAGGCGGCTTTGGGGCGTGGCGTCTGCGAGCTGACTACGAGGACAAGGAGTCAGAGGATAACGACTACCAGCGTGTGTATATTGAGCCAATCTATGATGCGGACTCCTGCGTATTCTTTGACCTGTCATCCCAGAGACAAGACAAGTCAGATGCTAAGTTTGCGTTTGTGCTTGTAGCCAAGACCCACGAGGATTTTATAGAAGAGTGGGGCGAAGACCCCACTACATTCGACAAATCCATCACGCAGTGCTATTTCGACTGGACCACAGACAACCAAGTTTATGTCGCCGAATACTACGTCGTTGAAGAAGTCAAAGAAATGGTTCAGGTGTGGCGCGATGTGCTTGGTGAAGACGTTAAATACTACAAGGCTGATTTTGCCAACGACCCTGGGCTTGCTGATAGGCTAGCAGCCACTGGCAATGTGTTTGTTCGCAAGAAAGCAACTGTCCGAAGCAAGGTTCATAAGTACCTTCTGAGTGGCCAATCCGTGCTCGAAGACTGCGGATATATTGCCGGAACGCAGATCCCGATTATCCCCGTCTATGGGCGAAGGTTTGTCATTGACGGCGTTGAGCGATGCGTGGGGCATGTCCGCCCTGGCAAAGATCCGCAAAGAATCCTCAACGTTGAAGTATCCAAGATGGTTGAGCTAGCGGCTACGTCATCGCCGAGAATCCCGGTTTTGATGCCAGAGCAGATTGCCGGGCACGAGGATGCATGGAACCGAAGGAATATTGACTTGCCTGGGTACCTTTTACTGAATACCATTACTGACGCTCAAGGGAACACGCTTCCTGCTGGTCCCGTGGCACATATCGAGCCACCGGAAATCCCGCAGGCGTGGGCTGCACTCATTCAGATCGCCAATCAAGACATCGAACAGATCCTAGGCAATCGGCAGAACACTGATAAGATCGTATCCAACGTCAGCGAAGAGACTGTCATGGCTACGCAGTCGTCAGTCGACATGCAGACCTACACGTTTATTTCCAACTTCGCTCTCGCTATGAAGCGAAGCGGAGAAGTCTATATCCCCATCGCTAAGGAAGTCTACGTCGACAAGGGGCGAAAGGTTAAGACTGTCGCTAAAGATGGTAAAACGACATTGGCTGTCATTAAGTCCCCTATTATGGGACCGGATGGCGTTACGACTGACAATGACCTTTCTAAGGGCTCATTTGATGTCATTACCGACGTCGGGCCATCATCTAAGAGTCGGCGCGATGCCACGGTTAAGAAGCTCATGAAGATGATTGCCACTCCTGGGATGGACCCACAGACCATGCAAATGCTGCAATACCTCATTCTCATGAATACCGAGGGCGAAGGCATTCAAGACGCCAGAGACTATGCGCGAAAGAACCTGGTCAAGAGTGGTGTGCTCAAGCCAACGGACGAGGAAGCTAAGGCAATGCAGCTTGAGGCTAAGATTCCCAATCCCAATGACGAGCTACTCAAAGCTGCTGCCAATGAGGCGAATGCCAACGCTCAGAGGGCTCAGGCCGATGTGGTCAAGACCATGGCCGAGATTGAACAGATCAATGCCAAGACTATCGAGACGCTTGCCACTGTTGAGGCCAAGACGAATGGGATGGCTATTCAGTTGGCGGAGCTAGCGGGCTATTTGATGCCCAAGGGGTCGCCCGGCCAAGAGCCGCGGCCACTACCGCCCAACACAGAGATTCCACAGTTGCCATAAGGAGGCGCGATGTCAGATCAAGCTGAAATGGAGTTCGAGGAACAAGTTGCCACTGAGCAGCCTGAGGCTGTGGTTGAACAGCAAGAACAGCCTGAGGTACAGCATGAGATAGCGGCTGTCAGCCTAGGCGACCCGGAGGAACCCAAGGAAGGCGAAGAGCCTACAGATAGGTCGCCAGGGCTAGTCAATAAGCTTAGGAAGCTTGCGCGAGAGAAGGATAAGGAGCTGCGGGAGCTGCGCGAAAAGCTCAAGGCTTCAACGCCCGCTCCCGTGCCGCAACTTGGCCCCAAGCCTCGATTCGAAGATAGTTATGATTCTGATAAGTTCGCCGCTGACCTTCTGGAATGGGAAGATCGACGTCGGGCCATTGCTGCCGAAGAGGCTAAAGCCCAAGAGCAGCAGAGAGCCTTGGAAACAGACTACCAATCCAGGCTGTCTAGATATGAGGAATCCAAGGCGCTTCTGCCATTCGATGATTTCGATGTTGCCGAAGAAGCTGTCATGCAGTCTTTAAGCGAGACGCAGCGTGCATTGCTGATTAAGGCGGCTATTCAGCCGGATGTATTGGTCTATGGCCTTGGGAATAGTCCTGATAAACTCAAGACGCTAGCCGCGATCTCAGACCCCGTGGACTTCGTGCGAACATTAGCATGGCTAGAAGCAAAGGAGCTGAAAGTGGAGAAACGAACGGCTACAAGGACCGAGCCCGAGCGTGTGGTACGCGGCACAGCCCCGCTGACTGCGGTTAGTCTTGACAAAAAGCTTCAGGCGTTGGAAGATGAAGCAGATAGGACCGGGGACAGGACTAAAGTCCTTGCCTATCGCAGAGAGCTTAAAGCCAGAGAGCGTCAAGCAGCTCTGCGCTGAACCTGGGTATCGCTAGCCCTAACTAGCAGTTGACCATGGTAGCCGTCCGACCGAAACCGGATGAGTTGGTATTTTGGCGTCCCGTTGGGTTCGCTAATCACGATTCATCACGTTTTCAGGAGGCCTACCGATGGCCAACGCTTTTTCCAAAGAGGAAATTACCCTCTATGACCAGGTCCTAGAAGGATTCCAGGACCAACTTGTCATTACTAAGCAAGTCAGTATTTACAACACTGACTCGACCACTATGGAGCGAGCTAACAACGTCATTTGGCGTGTTCAGCCCTATATCGCTCAGTCGTTTTCTGGCATGGACCAGACCGCCAACTTTGTCGACAACACGCAATTGGCCGTGCCTGCTACCCTTGGGTTCTCGCGCTCCGTGCCGTGGTTCCTTGATGCCCAGCAGCTCCGGGATGCTTCACAGGAAGGCCAGCTTTCGAAGGCTGCCGCTCAGAAGCTTGCTTCGGACATTAACCTCGGCATGACCAACCTGGCGATGCTTCAGGGTACCGCCGTTGTCAAGAGAACCGTTGCCGCCACCGGGTTCACCGATGTAGCGCTCGCTGACTCTATTTTCAATGAGCGTGGCGTACCGAATTATGACAGATCCATGGTTATCCCCACCCGTGACTATAACAACATGGCGGACAACCTTCAGGGTCTGTCGCGCTCGTTCGGAAACAACAAGTCGGAGACTGCTTACGATAAGGCGCTGATTAACTCCGATGTTTCTGGGTTCGCTGTGTTCAAGGCTGACTACGGCGCTCGCCTTCAGGCTGCGGCTGGTAGCGGTATCACGATTTCGACCCTGGACGCTGGCAACCAGTATTACACGCCTAAGGCCACTTCCACCGCTACCACTGGTGAAACCAACAACGTTGACAACCGCTATCAGCGCGTGACTGTCTCGAGCACCACCAACGTGGTAGCTGGCGATGCGTTCACCATTGCCAACGTTGACTCGGTGCATGCTATCACCAAGGCGGACACTGGCCAGCTCATGACTTTCCGTGTTATCTCGGTCGACTCGCCTACCACCATGACGATTTCGCCCCCGATTATCAGCAACCAGGTTCCTAACTCGGCTAGCACCCAATACCAGAACTGCGTCGTGACATCGAAATCCGGTACCGCCGCCCTCGTCTTTCTCAATACTGTGGCGACTGCCCCGACTGTGTTCTGGCAGAAAGATGCCCTCGAGCTTCTTCCCGGGCACTATGTTGTTCCTACGAGCGCTGGCGTAGCTACTATGAAGGCCAAGACTGACAACGGTATCGAAGTCACTATGACCAAGTTCTACGACATCAACACCATGAAGACCAAATATCGTTTTGACGTTCTTTATGGTCTGGTCAACAAACAGCCTGGCATGTCTGGAATCATGCTGTTCAGCCAGTCGTAAGCTGACGGGGGCGCCTAGCGCTCCCGATTTCTATTAAAGGAAAGAAAGATGCAACTACAGATTAATCAGTTCGGCAACACCCAGATCACCTTGACCGCTGCCCAGTCGCTGGCTTTCGGAAGTCAGGGCACGTTCAACGTTTATCTGATCCAGTCGTACCCGAACCAACCCCTTGTGCGGAGTTCGTCACCCGTGGCGACTGTCACCAACGGTGTTAGCTCGTATGCTCCTGGCGCTGCCGTAACCCTGTTTCTCGAAGTGAGTTCTGGCGCCATTGGGTACTACGATTATGGCGCACAGCCCTTTGTTCGTGATCTCGTCGGGAAGTTCCTTCAGCCTACCCCAGGAACGCTCAACGCTACCGGCACCCTGACCGCTGCTCTGATCGGAACAGGCATTGTCACCTCGACAACTGCCGCCGCCGTCACTGCTACCCTGGACACTGGCGCCGTTATGGATGCTGCTGGCGTATGGGCCATCGGCGATAGCTTCGAGTGGTCGGCAGTGAACACCGGAGGCGCTAACGCGTTTACCGTCACAGCATCCTCGAACCATACGATCACCGGAGCTGGTGCTGTTGCAGCGTCTTCGTCTGGGCGATTTAGCACCAGGAAGACTGCCGCGGGAACGTTCGTAACGACCAGACTTAGCTAATGATGTGGGCTGGGGAGACTCAGCCCACAGTTATAGGAGAAAACATGCAGATTGAAGTTGTCTTGGATTTCCCGAGAACGATGTACAAAGTTCCAGGCCCTAAGAATGGAGCTGGGTTCCTCCCAGGCCTCACCTATGATGATCTCATCGTTGAGAGCGAGGATGCTGCCAAGGGCGCTCTGAAAGCTGGGTTCTTTTTGACTCCTAACGAGGCTGCCGAGGCTTACAAGAGTAAGCCCAAGGCTGGCGCGTGATGAAAAAGAAAAGCGGCAAGAAAAAGGGCGGCAAGGGCTGTTGATATGGGATGGACTAAGCGCCAATTTGTGACGGCAGCCTTTGAAGAGCTTGGCATGGCTGATTATGTTTTCGACCTCAGCCCCGAGGATCTTCAGGGAGCTGTCAGGCGCTTAGATTCTCTCATCGCCGAATGGAGCGGCCTTGGGATCCAACTTGGGTACCCTCTAGCCGTCGATCCTGACAATGCCGACCTGGATTCCGGCACGCAAGTCCCGATTTCATCGAATACAGCAGTATTCCTGAATCTTGCGATCAGGATAGGCCCTAGCTACGGTAAGCCGATATCTGCTGACACGAGGCTAGCCGCCAAAAAGGCATATGACATTCTCTACGCTCGCGCGTCGAGGCCGTCGATCATGCAATTACCAGGAAATACGCCTCTTGGCGCTGGGAATAAAATGTGGCGCGGCATTCCGCAGCCATTCGTCCTTCCGCCCTCCGATGCTAACATCGGCGAGCCATCAAACGGCATTGACTTGCCGCAAGGATTATAACATGGCTGAACTAACGACCATCGATAGCGTTTCATCCGGCGATCTCGTTGTTGTGTGGAGTGGATCAAATAGCCCGCCTTATTACGGGGCGTCGATTAATACGATAGCTGAGGCCGTGGAGCCGCTGCTTACACAGCCAGGGCAATATACTACTCAGTATTCCGCACCAGCGGCGACTGGGTTTACGACAACGGTCACGGCTGGTTCGACTGGGCAGGATGATGTCAGGCTCATTATTACGCCTGGCGGTGCGTATGCTAACGGCACAATCGTCCTTCCGTTGGCGTCAACATGCATCGATCATCAGAAACTGCTCGTAACATGCACCCAAGCCGTGACAACGTTGGCGATTACGCTTAATGGTGCAGTAAGCGCGCCAGGGGCTCCGACGACATTGGCAGCTAATGCGTTCTTCATGCTCATGTTTGACCAACCAACTCTCAACTGGTACCGGGTAGGATAAGGAGTTATCATGTTAATCAACCCATTCGTTCCTGGATCAACGCAAAACGTCAGCACAGGTGGAGCAAGCGCCGAGATTGCGTTGGCATCCGAGAATGACAGTGTTCGCATTGAAAATTACGGTACAAACCCATGCTACATCAAGCTTGGTTTCACCGGGGTCACAGCTACCACAAGTGACATGGTAGTCCGCGCTGGCAGCACTGCGTATTTCTACAAGGGCAACAAGACAGCACTGGCGCATCTCCAGATCACCGGGGCAACGACGCTTTCGATTACGACTGGTACCGGTGGCTGTTAATGGCTTCGATCCCCATTCTCTCAGGAGTCTACACCTCTGAAGCTGGGGATTTTACCATCTCATACCCGGTCAACCTCATCCCCATCCCGGTCGCTACCGGAATTAGTGGTGCTTACTTAAGGCCTGCGGACGGCATTGTCAGCCAAGGATCGGGCCCAGGCATAACAAGAGGTGCCATTAATTGGAACGGCGTCTGCTATAGGGTCATGGGTTCAAAACTGTGCTCCATTGACGCATCTGGCAATCTCACAATATTGGGCGACGTCGGTCTCGGCGGCCAGTGCGCGCTTGATTATTCCTTTGACAGGCTAGCTATATCGTCAAATGGGAACCTATTTTACTGGGATGGAACGTCATTAGCGCAGGTAACCGACCCGGACCTTGGAACCGTGCTTGATGTTGTATGGGTCGACGGGTATTTCATGACAACCGATGGAGAAAACTTAGTTGTCACGGAATTGGCCGACCCGTTTTCCATCAACCCACTTAAATATGGGTCGTCCGAAGCAGACCCAGATCCTGTTATGGCAGTCCTGAAGCTCAGAAATGAGATCTTCGCTGTTAATAGGTACACCACCGAGGTATTCAATGACGTTGGCGGCACAGGGTTCCCGTTTTCACGGAACCAGGGTGGTCAGATCCAACGGGGGGCCGTTGGGACATTCGCATGCTGTGTTTATTCAGAGGCTATTGCGTTTGTTGGCGGAGGGAGAAACGAAGCGCCTTCGGTTTATATCGCGCAGAACGGTGTCACGAATAAGGTAAGCACACGTGCCATCGATATCCTTCTATCAACATATTCCGAGCATGCCCTGTCTCTTATTGTCATGGAATCGAAGGTATCTGGGAACCTTAATCAACTTTGGATCAGGCTTCCCGACCGAACCATCGTCTTTGACATCGCGGCTACCGGGGCTGTCGGCGAGCCAGTGTGGTTTACTCTAACAAGTTCCATCGATGGTTTCGAACCCTACAGAGCTAAGGATCTTGTATGGTGTTACGACAAATGGCTCCTTGGAGACGGCACTGACAGTGGTTACGGCGAACTTACCCAAACACTATCAACACAATGGGGCGTTTCTTATCGGTGGGAGTTTGGCACAGGGATCGCGTATAACCAGTCCATGGGCGCTATTTTCCATCGTTTGGAGCTTGTTGCGCTGACGGGAAGAATTGCGCTTGGTGATGATCCTCAGATATCCACATCGTACTCGGAAGATGGCGAGACATGGAGTCAGGATAAGCTTGTCAGTGCCGGAAAGATTGGCAATAGGCAGAAAAGACTGGTCTGGTATAGGCAGGGGAAGATGCGAAACTGGCGCGTCCAGAGATTTAGAGGGGATGCTAAAGCGTTTCTATCGTTTGCTAGGCTTGAAGTCCAGGTGGAGCCGTTGGCGGTCTAAATGGCGGGAACATTAATACCGACGCGCGACCAGCTTAAAAGATGGTGCTCAGATTCTCAGGGAACGGATGAGGACCTACTAAGGAAGATCGAACAGGTTTTCTTTGGGGTTGAACAGATACCAGGTCTTGAGGACGGTGTTGACAATAATACACTGGCCATTAGTACGTTATCTGACCTTGTCAGGCCGATAACAATCGACCCCATTCAGCCGCTATCCGCGCAGATTTCGAGTAATACGACGTATACGCTCACTGGTGGCGAGGCTACCGAGGGCATGAAGACTGTTCTCATCCCATCGGCGTATCTCGTCGCGTCTGCCGGTGGCCCATTCACACTCACGATAACCACCGGGCTTGGAACTACTGAAACTGTCACTATATCCGCTGCCGGATCGACCATTGTTAGCGGCGACCTTATTTTTAACATCCAAGTTGATGCTTCGGGCAATGTTAATGCCCAGTGGTTTGGGTACACGGTCCTCGACTCTCTCGGCGAGGGGATAATCTCAAACAATGGCAGAAGGTACCCATCACTTGTCGATGATTCGCGTGTGACAACGGGTACGACAGATAGAACCGAGACTGTTAGAACCCTTGAAATAGGACAGACCGCGCTTATTAATTGGGCGTGTGGCGTTACTGGTGGCGTGGCCAGAACAATAACATTTGCATTGCCGGATGTTCCTGCCACGGCTGATACTTACCAAGTATCGGGGTTAGCCCAGCAGGCCGCTACCAATACATTGACTACGGCTGCGGCGTTTCCGGCATTCGTTACGTTCTCGTCATTTGGTGCATCTGCCGGGGGCGTAACATTGCCATTCGCTGGCATAGCCAGCGGTAACACTGCGTCTATTCATGGGTATGTAAAGAGGTTGAGTTAATGGCGATATCGTGTTATGATTCCTTTAGGCGCGTAGCGAGTTCCGCCGCTCAGTACCCCAATATGGAGGACAAATGAGCACCGAACTTGCGCCTTCTACTGAATTAGCGTTTAAAATAGAGCGCGAACTCCTCAAGATGCCACAAGCTGACCATAAGACGGAGCATGACTTTGTCGACGGTATTTATGCTAGAACATTCAGCGTCCCTGCTGGCGTGCTACTGACCGGCGCTGTCCATAGGAATGAGTCGTTTTTTGTCGTGAGGTCAGGACTCTTTCTCGTCACAACTGATAACGGCGATAAACTCGTTGGGCCTGGGCATATGATTGCAACAAGGCCAGGGACAAAGCGCATCCTATTTACGATGTCAGACACGGTCATCACCACATTCCACGCCAATCCAACCAACGAGCGAGACCCGGAAGCTCTGTGGAAAATGTACACAGTCCCAGAGGATGACGTTGGTAGCCTTCTACTAGAATCCGAGGTGGCGCCATGAGTTTCTGGATAGCCGGGGCTACTGTTGTCGCTGCTGGTGTCACGGCGGGGGCTGGCATCTACAATGCTAACAAACAGTCTGAGGCTGCCCAGAAAGCATCTGAGATCCAGTCCGGGGCAGCGCAGGCAGGGATTGATGAGCAGCGTCGACAATTTGATAAGATTCAGGAACTCCTCAAACCTTATATTGACTCTGGTAATGCGGCCCTGAGAGCACAAAACGATATCAACGGGATCAACGGCCCATCTGCTCAAGCTGCTGCCATCGCGCAACTCGAGAATAGCCCGCAGTTTAAGTCAATCGTGGGACAAGGCGAGACGTCTATCTTACAGAATGCTGCCGCTACTGGCGGTGTGCGTGGTGGAAATACCCAGGGCGCATTGGCACAGTTTAGGCCTGCGATGCTGTCACAGCTCATTACCGATCAATATTCCAGGCTCGGCGCTCAGACGCAGCTTGGCCAAGCATCGGCTGCTGGTCAGGCCTCCGCCGGTCAGCAGAACGCTAATAATGTCGCTGCCCTCCTTGGCCAACAGGGCGCGGCCCAAGCTGGTGGCGTTATCGGGCAGGCTAATGCAAACGCGAACGCTGTCAATGCGATCACGGGTGGGATTGGTACAGTAAGCGGTATCAACTGGGGAGGGCTCTTCGGAGGAACAACTCCACCATCTCAAGGCGGTCAAACGCAGTCGCCAACAACGACTCCGCAAGGATGATGAAATATGAGTGATGGACCGATCAATTACACATCGCAATTTGCTCCTCCCGTTCCTCCCAATGTGGCGTTTGCACAAGGTCTAGCTTTGGCTGATCGCGCCAATCAGCAGATTGCGGTCAACCAGCAGCAGCAAGCCGCCATGAGCAGGCAGGATCAGATATCAAAGCTTCTGGAAAGGGTCAATGGACCGCAAGGTACGGCTAACGATAGAGCCCAATTAACCATGATGCTTAACCCGGACCAGGCTAAGGTTTTGCAAGATCACTTCTCTAGCATGGATAAACAGAAGCTTTCGGCTGCCGTTAGGGATTCCATGGCTATGTTTGTCGCGTTTGACCAGGGCGAGACTAAACTCGGTATTGATCTTATGAAGCAGCAAGCCGAGGCAAGGCGCGCGTCTGGCGATGAGCCAGGCGCTAAGATGTTAGAAACATGGGTTCAGGTCGCTGAAGTTAATCCCAACGCTACCAAGAATTGGCTCGGCGGGATCATCCCCCTAAGTTCCGAGGGTAAGGATGCTATGCAGTCCTATCTCGACCAGAGGAAGTCGCCGCATGATATCAATCTTGTTGATGCCCAGGCTGCGCAAGCATGGGCTAATTCGGAGAAAGATCGATTGGCCGCTACCCGTGGCGTACCACTAAGTGCGTCTTCCGAGGGAATTGTTAATAGGGCCATAGAAGACCAGGCGGATCAGTTATCTAAGGCCGCACAGTATTCCGATATCGCCAGCGCCATTGAGCGGGTATCTCCTGCTGGAGGTCTTGCTGGCAGAACGTGGGAAGAGGCTAAGAAACTTTTTGGTGGCCAGGATATTGTTACAACCCTAAAACAGGAATGGTTAAGGCTCAAGAACCCGGAAGTTCTCAAGAGCCTACCTCCCGGGGCAGCTTCGGACCTGGATATCAAAACGGCTCAGGCTGCATTCCCCGATGAAAACGCCAATCCAGCCCAGATAGCTTCATTCGCGCGCGGTATTGCAAAGCTCAAAACATACGAGGCATCTATTAATGGCCTCAAGGCTGGGTGGATCAGTGAGAATGGTAATTTGGGAACTGCCAAGAGCGAGTTCTCATTAACAATACCTGGCCAAACAGACCCCGTTACGATCAAAAGTGGTGAAACATTCAAGACGGTTCTGGACAAGTTGTCCGTTCCTAAGATTGCCAGCGCGCAGATTGGCGACACTGGGAAGCCAGCCACACTCACCATTACACTATCTGACGGTACCGTGGTAGGACCATTCCCCGATCAGAAGACACTCGAGTCCGCTAGAGCTGATGCGATCAAATCAGGGTTGATCAAGAAATGAGTGACCCCGCCGCTGATTTCGCCAAAAAATACGGAGTCAAGGTTATAAAACCTCAGAAGAGTGAAGAGCCAAGGGCTTCGGCTGAGGAGTTTGCTAAGAAATACGGCGTAGGCACAACAACGATATCGGGGGCTGATGCTATTTCTGGCAATTATCCTGATACTCCCGAGGCTAGGGCTAAGGCAGCCCAAGAAGCCATGGCGGCTCTCAATGGGTACCCGTCTGCCCAGGCTGCGAAGGATGCAGCTCCTGGGTTATACGGAGCGATCACAAGGGGCGTTACTGAGGGGCTTCTCTCGCTCATAACGCCATCGTCTAAAGACAACCCGTTTCGCGGGATTGAAGCTGGCGATGAGTGGCGTAAACGTGGCGGCGAGTTCAAGCCAGAATACCTAGATCCCACAATTACGGATGCTGTAGCGAGTGAGCTAACAAAGCTAGGCGTCGCCGAGCCTAAGGATGCATCGCAAAGGATTCTCAAGTCTATTATCACTGGAGCGACGGCTGCTGGTACTGGCGTTGGTCTTGGTCGGGCGATTCCTGCTGAAATGGGAACGTTTTTCAAATCGCAACCATCCCAGCAAGTGGCCGCTGGCGCTGGTGCGATGGGGGCTTCTCAGACCGCCGCTGAGGCTGGGGCAACTGACCCGATATCCCAGGGTGCCGCGGGACTTCTTGGAGCTGTGACAAGCGCGGGCATAGCTGGGGCAAAGCCTAGCGTTGAGACAGGAATGAAGCCATTGCCGACGACAGACCTCAAAACTCTATTAAGGCGATCTGGTAATAAATCCGTCCAGGAACAGCTAGCGCAGAGGTTAGATGTCGATCCCGAAGGAATTGCCGCATCTCAGAGACTTGGTATGAATCTTCCTGCTGACGTTTTCGCTCGCAATACCCAGATGAAAGAGCTTGCTGGCGTGACCAGAGGCGTTAGGGGTAGCGCGGCTAGTGAGGACTGGGCTAATGTCTTAGCAGATTCTCTCGATAGAGCTGACGAGACGCTGAAAAACATTGGGGTGGTTTATGAAAACGGTAAGCCATCCCTCCCTGTTGTGTCTGCCAACGTACTCCACGATTTAGCGAAGGCTAGGGATGCTAACATCACGGCGGCGAAAGAAGTCTTTAAGCGTGTTGATGAGGTTGTCCCTAAGGCTACTCCCGTCGAGCTTCCTAATACCGCCAAGGCCCTGCAAGACATTAAAGCTGAAGTTGGGGACCAAATATACCCACAGGAGCAGGCACTTCTCGATTCTATCGCCAAAGGGAATCTTACCTACGGGGGATTTATTAGGATCAAGAACTCAATCGGGGAGGCTCTGGGCGGCCAGGGACCATATGCTGACCTTAAAGGCGCTTCCGCCGCGAGACTTTATGATGCGCTTAAAGAAGACCAGAAGTTTAATGTAGGCAAGCTTGGTAGCCCTGATCTTGTTACTGAACTTGATGCTGCAAATGCTGCCTATAGGAAGGGCTCGGAGCTTAGAGACCTCGTTATTCGCGGGTTTGGTGAGAATGAAACAGGCGGAATTGGGTCCAAGTTGGTTGCGGCCCTCGATCCATCAAGCCTCAAGAAAGACGCATCACAGTTTAATAAGGCGATGGAGTTTGTCCCCGACGACCTCAAAGGTCAGGCTATCGCTACAGCCATAGCTTCGAAATCTAGGGCTACAAGTGGCGATAAATCAGTTTTCAGCCCCAATAGCTATGCTGACGTTTACGAGGGCATACTTAGCAACAAGGACGTGGCTAAGCAAGTTTTCTCCTCTCTCCCAGAAGGGTCGTATCAGTTTATGTCTGACCTCTATTCAGTCTCAAAGGCTATTAGAAACGCACAAAACGCCATATCGAGAACGGGCGCGTCAATGCAGGCCTTCAAGGATACACTTGGTGCCGATAGCCTCATAGATAGCGTGATGAATGCCGCGACAAGGGCCGGTGCCGGTGCTGTTGGCGGAGCTATAGGTACAACTGTTGCTGGACCTGGCATTGGTACTGCTGCTGGTATCGCGGGCGGATACGCTCTTGGCGACTCGTTGATTAAAGGAAGGCCAGCAGCTCTAGCTAAGGCTGGCAAGCTTCTCAGAAGTGAGAAGTTCCAGAAGATGGCCATAGATGCGGCAACTAAGAAGACTTCGCCCAATGTTGCCAATGTTGCCAACTCTGAAGAGTTCAAGGCATTTGCCGATTCTATCGGAGTTCCCAAGGACCAAAGGTACTCTTGGCTTGTTGGCGCGCTCGTTGGGTCTAACCCACAGACATCCATCGAAATAAATCGAAACAAACCACAGCCCATGTCAGCGCTCGAGGCAAATCGCGCCAAAGGAAGGTCGTAATGTCGACTTTAGTTCAATCACCTTTCGAAGTTTTCTTGGATAGAGATGGCACGCCACTGGAAGGTGGAAAGGTCTATATCGGTACCGTTGGGCAGAACCCGGAAACCAACCCCATCAATGTATTTTGGGATTCGGCACTCACAATACCGGCTGCGCAGCCTATCCGGACTAGTGGCGGCTACCCGTATTTATCGGGCACCCCGGCGCGAGTATTCGTGTCAGATGATTATTCGATCACCGTCAAGGATAGGAATGATGCTCTTGTGTTTTCCGATTGGTCTGGGTCTGCATTCTCAGCATCATCGCTATTGGCAAAGATCAAGAGTTTGGATGGATCTGGATCTGGCCTTGTAGCGGAAGGGTTGCAGTCTACACAGATCACTGACCTAAACTTCGACCCGACACTCTTAGGTCTAAGTGTTCGTGAGATGCGCGCCTATGCCACATCATTAAATCCGGCTAACCCTCCAGTCGCAGGGTATGACTATTATCTTGTCCAGCTTCTCTATGTTGCCACCGGAGAGTTCCGCGTTGTCGTGACGCCATTTGGCGCCAACGGCATACAGTACGGGCGAATATGGACAGCCAGTGCATGGGGATCTTGGCTCCCGCTTAGCGCCACTGGGTCAAATCCTTTCCTATTCGGCACTAGGAACATAGGCATTGGAACTGGGGCGCTATCAGTACTAACATTGGGGACTGATAACGTAGCTGTGGGTAATAGCGCGCTTAATTCCGTGACGACTGGCGTTGGAAACGTCGCTATAGGATCAAGTGCGCTAGCTCTAAGCGCCACAGCAAGTAATAACATTGCTATAGGGTTGAATGCTCTAGCGGCTAATACTACGGGAACGCCCAATCTTGCCATAGGCACGTCGGCACTTGGGGCTAATACTACTGGGATCAATAATATTGCCATAGGCCATAACGCTCTCGCCGTGAGCACTGTAGCTGTATCGAACATAGCCATTGGATCGGGCGCGCTATCATTAACAACTACCGGGTCGACGAACATAGCTATAGGTAAATCATCCTTAGCATCGAATACTACCGGTTCGACGAACATAGCTATAGGTAATGATACGCTAAACGCCAACACTATTGGCACCAACAATGTAGCTATCGGTCCCTCGGCACTGAATAAAAGTACTATAGCGTCAAATAGCGTTGCTATTGGAACAGCTTCTCTATTTTCAAATACTACAGGTGCTGATAGCATTGCCATTGGTAATAATACTCTGTTCTTCAACACGACTGGATCTAATAATATTGCCATAGGATCAAGCTCAATGATGGCTAATACAACTGGAGCGAACAATACGGCATTGGGTTACCAATCACTGGCTGCTAATACTACTGGCATAAGCAACACAGCTCTAGGGTACCAATCATTATTGGCCAATACTAATGGAACGACTAACACGGCGGTAGGATACCAGTCATTGGCAGCAAACACTACGGGCGCGACAAATACCGCCGTTGGGTATCAGTCATTAGCAGCCAATACCACAGGGGCGACTAATACAGCCATTGGGTACCAGTCGCTCGTAGCTAATACTACAGGCATCAACAATACAGCCCTTGGATACCAGGCGCTTAACACCACGACCACCGGAACAAACAACACTGCCATAGGCTACCAGGCAACAGCCGCCGCCGCCGGTTCGACGAACTCTGTAACTCTTGGGAATGGCTCGGTAACCATCATTCGAGCCGCCGTGACAACGATAACAGCGATTTCTGACAAGCGAGACAAAATCGATATAGATGATTTGCCACCCATGCTTGATGTGATCAAATCTGTTAAGCCTGTCACGTTTCGGTGGGATCTTCGAGAGAGATATGCCACCAAAGACAATACTGGTGACGTTATGCGCGATCAGGATGGTATGCCGATATACGATAAACCATCTGACGGGTCGCTAGCGGATGACCATTTTACCATGGGTATCATTAGCCAGGAACTTAAAGAGCTTCAGGAGAGGTTTAATATGCCTTGGCTGAGTTTGGTATATGATGAGAACCCAAATAGAATTGAGGCCAGGCCAGGCAATCTCCTATTACCAGCCATAAAGGCCATTCAGGAGTTGGCCGAACGTGTCGAGTCTCTAGAGGCTAAGCTTGCGTAAGGTGATGATAGGGACGCCATGTTATACTGGGAACGTCCATTGTCGCTATACGAATGCCATGGCCGCAACCATCAAGCTTGGTCTAAGGCTTGGCATTGATATTTACCCACTGTTTATCCCGGGCCAAGCTATGATTCATACGGCAAGAAATGACGTTATAAGACATTTCTTGTCTACCGATTGCACAGATCTTGTATTCATCGATTCTGACATAGGGTGGGAGGCTGAAGACTTCTTTCGGCTCATTAACGCCGACGTTGACGCGATTGGCGCAACTTATAGATACAAATCTCCGGACGTAAGATTTGTTATGAAAACATTGAATGGCGACGTGCCAGACCTAACCGTCAACCCGACAAAAGTTGCTGGACTTGGAATGGGATTCTTTAGGCTTTCCCGTGCTGCTATACAGAGGCTTTGGGAACAGTCGGAAGAGTATATGGCGCCAGATGGCGTAGCCTATAGGTCTGTCTTTGAGTTCAAGATTGTTGATGGTAAAGAGGTGGGTGAGGATATCGCCATGTGTATGAAGCTGCCTGAGGTGTATCTTGATATGGGTATTGTTATTCAGCACTGTGGCGAGGCTATCTACATGGGATCACCGATGCAGTGGCTAGAGTCAATTAAGGGTGAGTCTATATGATGCATACGAGTGCTTCGTTATATCTTGCCAGAGAGCCTCACAAAGAGTGTATCAGCCGATCCAAATATCTTTTGGCTGATTATCTTACCAGCAACAAGGTTTTCGACTGAATGCGTACATATATGTTCAAAACCAACCGTGAGTTCTTTCCATATGATACCACTCCGAAATGTATAAGTGTCTTGCAAAGGCGCCATTTGAAGCATCGAGTTACTTTTAACGAACTCATTCCTAATGCTAGTGCCAATATAAATACCGTCTTCACCCTTCTGGCCATCAAAGATCGGGTAGCTAAGAGTAAACCCATATTCTCCATAATACATCGGGCTAATACGGTATACATTCCGAGCATCGCCAGAGACATCAACCGACGGAATGGCACCCCCTTCAATAGACCATGCAAGGGTAAGGATCTGAAACAGAGAGTTCATGGTAGCCTCCTATCAAAGAGTCTGGGGCTAATCCGCAATGTTATCAAGAACAACATTCTGGACTTTCCGTCATATGACATAGGGATTAAAATGCTAGAAGGATGCGTTGAATGCCGCTGAAGAAAGGATCGTCGAGAAAAGTTATCTCAGAGAACATCAGCAAAGAGATGCACTCTGGTAAGCCTCAGAAGCAAGCCATAGCCATCGCATTGAGCGAGGCCAGGAAGTATAAGAAATCTAAGAAGGCTAAGAAGAAGTAGGAGGTCCTATGTCCATCATTCGTAATTTCGTGACCAAGATTCCACTGGCGTGCGGGGTTGACCCCATCATCGCCAAGGAGTTTGGCAAGCTCAACAAACGTCTTTTCGACCTGGAAAAGCGCAACCCCAACGGCCCACTCAACCGCAAGCGGTTCGTCAGTGTCGCCGACCGTCTCGCTGTTGGTATCGACCCGTGGAAACGGTTCGCCGACCCGCGAAAGCTCGCCTATGCCGTAGCTCTGCTTGAGTTCGCAGCCAAGACCATCGACGCTAACGGCGGGGAATGGAAGGGCAAGAAAGAGGCCAAGTCTGCCCTCGCGCTTCGTCAGGCTGACAACCCCGAGGTCGCGGCGCTCATGACCGTGGAGCAGGCGGCCACTATGGGTAACTGGGCATGAAAATCAAACTGTCAACCGGCACGGAAATCATCTTGACGGCGAAGGAGTTCGAGGAGTTGCGTCTAGCGGCCGCGCTAATGCAGCCTCAGCCGATACAGCCCGTCATCCATCCACACCCATGGCCATCATATGGTGCGACATGCGGATGCGGTGCATGTAGTGGCGATGGATACGGGTCTAATACGAGGACATTGACATGACTCTGCACCAGGTGATCGGCAGGATTTGCGCTGTTTTCTCGGTTGTTGTCTTCACGTACAACGTTTTCACACCCCACAACCCCGACCACTGGCTCAACCTTGCCGAGACCCTGGTACTTTCTATTCTTTTCATCACGGCGCTCTACTTCTCCCCTAAGGTGGCGAAGACGCTTCACGTACTCCTTTTCATGGCTATGTCGACCATAGCTGTCTTTACCGACACCGGCTTTGCCTTTAGTGCGTTTATGGCCGTGTCGACGTTTATCCTGATCTACGCATATGGCGGTTTCAAGACGATGGCAGCTTGGAAACTGCCCATTGCCGCCGTGGTCTGCTATAGCGTATGCACTGTTGGTGTTTTGCATTATAGCGAGTTGACGGTTGCAGCGTTTAGCCAGGCTGCTATCTGGGCGCTTTTCATTGCCCTTTTCATCACCTTCCTGTGGCTCGTCGAGCGTGAGATTAGACGACGATTCTACGCGGACTTTGCATCCGAACTCATCCAGCAAAATCACGACCTACTTCAAGAGATACGACAACTTCACAAAGGGTGCAAAGATGACAGAGATTGAGAGGCTTGCAGAATTGGAGAAGAAACAGGCGCTACACGAGGCGGCTGTGAAATCTTGGCAGGAGGCGCATGAGGAGCGAATGAGCTTCCAAATGACCGCTTTTTCTCAGCGTCTTGAAACCGTCGAGGTGACACAGATGTCTATGCATCAAACAATGAGCGGGGTCAAGGAAGGGCTCGACAAGATCGTTGATCGGCTAGACCGAGAAGCCGCGATCAAGGAAGCCATTAGCGGCGACCGAAGAAAACGCAAGATGGACCTCAAGGATTGGATGCAAATATTCCTCGGGATCATTGGCGCGGTTGCCATTATCCTCCCCGTCGTCAAATCCATGATCAATTAATCTTGACATCTCACTAAATCGTGTTACTCTAACCAACAGACGCGCGAGACCTGACAGCATGGGTCGAGGATCATTCCTCCCAGTGAGACTAGACCCGGCTCCAATGCAACTATCGCCCGTGTTGGCGTGGCCATTGGTACAGGCTCGCGCGATCTATTTCCCATACTAGCACTTTGCTCCATAAAACCATTCCGCAAAGTCCAGATGATTCCTGAAACTTTCTGTGGACAGACACAAGCGGTGGTGTTAGCATGTACTCATGAGCAACGCATATGTCTGTCCCGTGTGTGGCGGTGTTGGAAAGGTGGCTGTCAATGGTTGGTGGCCATGCATTTCGTGTAACGGCACTGGATGGCTCGCATATGGCACAACTTCAACAGCGAACGTCATGGGCAAGGAAAAAGACCCCGCAGCCGTAGCGCTTGGCCGGAAAGGTGGACAAGTAAAGTCTGAGCGAAAGCGTCAGGCGGCACTTGAACGCGAGGCCAAGAAGAAAACACGGCGCGAGGCTGAGAAGAAAGA